GGAGCGAGGTCTGAATTTTCCGCCAGGCAAACCAACGTCAGTCGCAGCTGGCGTGTTGGTTGTAATTAAATGAGACGAGTTATCTTGTTCTGGCGCAGGCGGTTGTTCATCATTATTAACAAGAAGAAAGTTTTCATCATAATACTTATTATGTTTTTCAAGAAGTCCACTGTCTGTCATAATTTTGTTATATTCAGTATTTAAAACATCAACTGAATGTCGGTCCGATGCCAACGGGCTTATCATATTTGTAAATAGGGCATTTAATTTATCACCAAAATCTGAACGTATGAGATGACGTGATCGGTTTAATACGTGTAGCAGCGAAAGGCCAACGCCGTAACTGTCCGTAGTATCAATCGATTGGATTAAATGTTTACCATAATTGGCTTCAATGTACGAATTGATCTGTTCGTAATGCTTGCTAGACATCTCACGTTTAATTCTCGTCACCTCATCAGGGGGAGCATCAATTGGTAGAATAACCTGAAAAAAATAATCATAAATAGGTGGAATGGCGGGCATCGCGTGCGGAGAATAATTGGCATCTATGTGAGTTGTATAATTTTTAGAGCTGAAATCTGATATTTCCCAAGGAAATGACCACCATTGTGGGTAATGATATTTGCCCGCACGAGCACTATCTAAAATAACCTTTTTTTTGGTCATATATCCAAAATCAATAAAGTTCAATCGGTTAGTATCTATATTATATACAATATTGTTATGGTTTACGTCGTGATGAATAAGACCAGCACCCTTAAATACTTTTAATCCATAAAATAGGCGCGAAACTTCTAACCAGAATAGTTCCATAACATTTTGGTTTGTTGGATTATTGTCCAACTTAGAAATAACATTGCCAAACTTTTTTAAGTCTTGTCCGCCATCTTGCATAATTAATAATGCAAATTTGTATATGTCGCGTGGGAGAAATGTAGTATGCGTAAGTCCTGAATTGTTACACGATTCGATCGCGTCTATATTCTCGTCGGTGTTTTTAACTGCACACTTTGTAGGAGTTCCTAAATGTATAGCATGTCTTGGATCTGCCGCAGTAACGGCGCGAAATTCATTCAGTTCTTCTTCCGCCTCATCATTTGACATCAATTTAGATACAGCATCGGGTGACGGTTTAAGCTCATCCTCTCTGCATTCCATTTGCGGCTTGTGCACACAACCATATGTTCCTGCACCAATTACCTTGCCGCCGATTAGTTTGGACATAAACCGTATATCATATCGCGAGAATTATTTATTCGTAATATCAATGGAATTCACTAATTCCATTTTTCGCAGCGATTTTTCAAAAGCAACCTCCTTGTCCAAGTTTTTGAACAAATAGTCAGTGCTGGGTTTTTGCTCATTCTTCTTAATTTGTTTATATATCAAATTGATTTGACTAACTGCGGTTGTAATAAGTGGCTTGTTTGGCATAAGCGGTATATTGGTTGGTACGTGGTCAATAACCAATGTTACTGCGAAATAAATAAGATACCTCCGTTTTTTAGCAGTCCCCGCCGAATATTTGATGCAAAAAATATTCCGAAGAGACGTTAACAACTGGTGGATGTAAGGATTATTTAATGTATCGCATTTATTAAAGATGGCATCCCACAAAATCCATATAATATCATTTTTGTATTTATTTTCAACAGGAACATACGTGCGCGTTTGGCACTTGGATTGTTGTTTCCGTTTCTTGCAAATCACTTCAAATTCTATCATCCATTCAATCCAATAACACGCATTGAAAATGCTATGACTGTCTGACGATAAATGATAAGCGAACTCGTTTATTGCAATGTAAAGTTCTTTTGGGTCATCTTCTTTCATAATGCGTTCGGCGTAATGAATGTTCTGCGCCTTTAATCTGTCGGTCATTTGCGTCATATCAAATTCTTCTTCTCGGTTTATTTTGATAGTTTCAAAACTATTTTTACGATTGGACGTAGATAACGTGCATATTACTTCGGAGAACAATTCACGTATAGTCGGATGATTACGCAATTGCATTTCGTATGTAAAGTTGCCTTGTTCCATTATGCCGCGAAATAGGTCAAACCGTTTTTCCAAATAAATCACGATTTTCGGGTTGCCGATATGAATATGTTTTCCCACAAAATGGAGTATAATCTCCCATATGTCCATAAAATGTCCAGCGCAAATTAATTCGCAGCACCAATGGCAAGCTGGCTCCACTTTCCCGTTAATCATACTTTCAATCAGTTTGCTGCGAACTGCCGTTTGTTTGTAATTGGAGAAGGATACTGATTTGAAATCGCCAGGTTGTCTGGCATCGTTTATATTTGTATTATCTGCTACACTAGGTAATTCTGGTTCCATTATTTTATTGTAACTAAATGTTTATTGTACTATACATATACAAACGCCCGCCCATTTTGAACACAAACCAATAAAAAATATAGCCAGAATATTCACCAATTAATACATAACGGTTTTAATCTTATTCCGTAATCAGTCTGGGCACTACATTAATGGTTTGCAATTCTTGTGCCATTAGTTTATATGCATATGGTATTTCAACCTTGGCGAACTCGGTCTTATTGTCGCAATTCTTGCAAATGTGAATAGTGAAATCTGCACTTTCATACAGCCGACTTTTATTTCCATCGTTGTATGACGCAATCATGCCGCACGTTTTACATACGTGCACGCTATATTTATCTGAAACATCATACATTCTTTCACGACAGAACCTCGTCATTCCGTGAGCAATCATAACATCACGCTCCATTTCACCTATTCTGAAACCACCATCGCGACTTCTTCCTTCGGCTGGTTGTCGGGTCAGATTTACCATCGGACCAATGGACCTGCTATGTTGCTTGTCACTTACCATATGCTTTAACCGCTGATAGAAGACAGGACCAATAAATACACTGGTTTCTAGTTGTTCGCCCGTTAATCCATTATACAGAATTTCATTGCCGTAACTTTCGTACCCGATCTTTTGCAGTTCCTTCGAAATAGTTTGAATATCCATATTTCCAAAACTAGTTCCATCACCAAACAGTCCAAGTTCAATGAGCACCTTTCCCAGCAGCGTTTCTTTCAGCTGTGCAATTGTCATACGAGACGGAATAGCGTGAGGATTGATAATAATGTCTGGACGATGTCCGTCCTTGGTGAACGGCATATCGCATTCAGGAATAATATTACCAACAGTACCCTTTTGCCCATGGCGTGAGCTGAACTTGTCACCAAATATGGGTTTGCGGAGAGTTCTCACGCGAACCTTGGCGAAATTATAACCATCGCCGTTTCTGCCAGTATAATTTTTATCAATGTACGTGTCTTCATTTGTGCGAAATGTCTTACTTTGATCGTCATACTTAATGGTCTTCGTGGGGTCATTTCGGTTTTCTTTGATTGGCACGATCTTGGCAATAATTACATCGCGATTTTCCACCAGTTCATTCTCGGGAATAAATCCAGCAGCATTTAGTTTATTGTAGTTGCCAAACTTGACACCACGGGTCTTGGTCGGGTCTGGACGACATCTGATAATTTCATCACGAATAATATTCTTGTCTTCGTCCTTTTCCGTGTGGTAAATCGTGGCGAGAAACAGCCCTCTGTCAATAGACCCCTTATTGATGAGCACACTATCCTCTTGATTATACCCCGTGTGGGTCATAATTGCGACGTGGATTTGTGTGCCAGACGGAATTTTGTTTAGATGGATCAAGTTCATCAAACGCGTTTCTACCAACGGACGTGTCGGGTAGTTTAATACGTATGCTGTCTTGTCCATTCGCTGGTCATAGTTGGTTGCATATACACCAATCGCCTGTTTGCCCATAGCACATTGATACGTATTTCTAGGCGCCTGATTGTGCTCGGGGAAGGGAACGCAGGACGCAAGAACGCCGAATATAGTGCTGGGATGAATTTCGCAATGTGTATATTTAAAATGCGCCTTGATGTCTTGAATGTACGAACTTTTGCATTTCATAGCAATCATCGCATAGTTCTGTTCCTCGGGGTCGATGTATTCAATGACCGATTCAGACAACTTGCAATTCGTGAGCAAGTCATTCCACGTAAGTTCCTTGTTGGAAAGCTGTTTAATAATATCGGATGTGATAAGCGCCTTGTTATCGCGCACACGCAATACTGGACGGGTAAGTCGACCGCCGTCGTTGCAAATGCGAATCTCCAACGCATTGTAGTTAAATATGATAGAGGTGTAAATGTTGATAATGCCTTGGTATTTCTTATCAACCATATTCTGATAGAATGCGATGGGCGATTTGGCAACCCCAACCCAGCATCCATTTATAAACACCTTTACCTTGCCAAACAATTCGTCGGGCTTTGCGTCGTCTACTGCTAAAATGTGCGGAGCGACATACTCGTACAACGATGAACTGTTTGTCGGAATAGTAATGTGCCCCATATAACTAATATTTTTGACAACACCAATTGATTGTCCCTCTGGCGTTTCCGCGGGACATAGAAACCCCCACGTAGTATTGTGTAATTTTCGGGGCGCGATTAATTCGCCGCTTTTCTCCAGTGGAGTATTGATTCGGCGAAGATGGCTTAAACTGGACACATATGTCAGCCGATTTAATACTTGTGCAACGCCGACCTTGCTCGTGTTGGATTGTTTGATGCTGAAATCACCAGTAGATAACGCGCGATTCAGTCCGTTTTCAATCGTCGTTGATTTCATAATCTTGTAAATATTGATATTATTGACAATGTTAGCATAATCTTCGGTAGAACGCCAGGACCCGCTATTAATTTCACGCACAATATGCTTCTGCATTTCCTTAACCAGTTTGTTGAAGTAGTTACGAAATAGATTGTTTAGTAGCGTGCCCGTTAATTCAATGCGTTTGTTGACATAGGAATCACGATCAGATGGCGGAATGTATCCCAAACTCGTCTGAATGAGCTTATGTGCCATATATCCGATGAGGTATAATTTTTGTTGTAATGTTTTGCAGTGAGGAAACAGGTCGTGGTCAAGAACATCCGCCGCAAATTCTCGCTTTTTGCGTTGTCCAGTTTCTTTGTCCATATTGATGGGGGTATAAGCGACATATGTGGCAATGTGATTGAATGCATCTTGTTGTGTCATATATTTATTTCCGTCAATTGCAGATGCTTGCAGATGCGTGGTTTGAATGCCTTGATTTCCAGCGTCGTTATTTAACAATATATAGCTGCATATTTCCCTATCGCTGATTACACCAAGAGCACGAAACAGCGTGAATAGTTCAATTGGCTGTTTAATGCGGGGAACATTTACATATATACCATATCCAAAACCGTTATTTTTATTTGAAAGCATCATTTCAATTTGTTTGGGAGAGATGCACTTGAAGTCGGGGACCGATTTGATTTCGGCATACCACGACCATTTGGTAGTATTTTTGCCGTCAAAACAGTAAATGCGGTTTTCTGCCGCGCGTTCTTGCCCAAGAACCGTTTTTTCAGAGCCCTTGATAATAAAGTAGCCGCCGCAATCCATTGAACATTCGCCAGTATATTCGTGACTGAGATGTGGGTTCTGAGTCAATACACATACCGAAGACTTTAACATAATCGGCAATTTGCCAATATTGATTTTGGGCAATGTCTTCTCAATAATGCGAGGCGTATCCATGCAGTCAGTTGTACGAATGACATATTGTATATTGATGTCAACAGTCATCGTGGAAGCATATGTAAAGTTGCGGGTCTTTGCTTCTTGTGGCAACATAGTTTTTGTTGCGCCGTTATTCTCGTGAATTTGGGGAGGATACAGCTTGAAATTTACAAACGATATGAATATTTCTAAGAAATACTTCTCCTTTTCTGGCACATAATCATTTTCCGAGTGAATCGTAACAGGATTAAACATTTGTATGGTTCGTTGAATTTGGTAATTGACGAAGTGGTTATACGATTCAATCTGATGACGAACCAAACGGTCAAGATGCTTACCATCAAAGTACGTTTCTATGATGTCAAACGGTTCTTCGGTGTAGTTGCCCAAGTGGTCTAGCAATTTTGTTTCTTCTGCGGTCAATTTGGAGATGTTCTCGTCAATGCACGATTGCACTGTCTTCTCCATCTGAATAATTTTCTCAATTTCTTGTGCAATCTCATTATCCGAATAAGTCGGATTGAGTTTGCCCACAGACTTTGCGAATTTATCCATACCATCGTCGCTCATGTCGCCATACAGACCGCCCACATTTGCTGATTTCATTTCATAACTCATTTTAACAATCTATTTGTATTACTATTCTGACATTCTGACATTTTCAATTTTTTGAGAATGATTGGCATTATGTTCAATTAAAAAACGGTATAAAAATTAACCGATGTAGTAGTTATCCCATGTCAAAATATAAAAAGTTAGTGAAACTGTTGGACGAACGTGCAGATGATGTTCCAAGTAAAACGCATCAACCAACCGCATTGCCGCCATTAATCACAAGTCATATTCCATATCCGCCGCCAGTATTTCAATATGGACAAGACCCTTTTAATCTTCCAGATTTGGATTATAATCTATGGCATTTGTATTTTCAGCCAGTTGACATGTTATCTCCATCAGTATCGCAATATTCGTTATGGAAAGCGCAGTCGGAAATAAAACTTAATCCAACATTGTTTGAGGCATCTGTACCAGAACCATTATGCGCGGTTCCTTCACCAACAATTACATCTACGTGTCACATAGACATTTCGGTGAATGCCATTAGCGATTTGCTTGAAATAACAGATAAGCATCCATATTGTCCAAATACGCAATACAACATTGATTTGGAGACGTTGCATAAAATTAAACTCGAACTAAGTCAATTGAATGATATGATTGGTATGGATACGCTGAAACAGTCAATTGTGAATCAATTATTGTATTTTATACAGAAGTTGCACGTCGGAAAAAACGTAAGCGATTTCAAACATACGGTTATATGCGGTCCGCCAGGAACGGGAAAAACCGAGGTCGCCCGGATAATCGGAAGAATGTACTCAAAGGTTGGTATATTAAAAAAGAATGTATTTAAGAAGGTAACCCGCAATGATTTAATTGCAGGTTATCTGGGACAAACCGCGATTAAGACAAAACAGGTTATTACCGACTGTTTGGGCGGAGTGTTATTTATAGACGAAGCATATTCATTGGCATCATCGGACAAAAGTGATAGTTTTTCGAAAGAATGCATTGATATTTTATGTGAAGCCCTAAGCGAACACAAGGACGATTTGATGGTGATTATTGCTGGATACGAGAAAGAACTGAACGAGGCGTTCTTTCCAGCAAATCCAGGATTGTCGTCGCGATTTATATGGAGATTTACTATGCAGCCATATACGATGCAAGAACTCGTAAAAATAATGCATAAAATGGTGTCAGATCAGGAATGGACGTTGGACGAAGACGTGACTTTGACGGAAAAGTGGTTTAATGATAAGAAGAAGAGTTTTAGTAGTTATGGACGCGACATAGAAGCAATGATTACATATATAAAGATTGCGCACGGTCGGCGAATATATGGAAATGTAACGGCAACGAAAAAGTGTATCAATATGAATGATTTAAATGCGGGATATAAACAGTTTGTTGCAAATAAGAAACAAGAGGAGACCGTTAGTTTTGGGTTGTATGTGTAGGCATTTTATTGTATTGGTTACATTACCTGTTTTTTTTCCTTTCTCTAATATATCAAATGAGTGAACACAAACAAATTAAAATAAATGTTTCGGATTTTAATTTTAATGCAACCCGAAAAAAGAAATCGAAAGATAAAACTCAAAATACGACTGGCATAAAAATAAAAACTCCCACGAGTAAACCAAAGGTAGATACGTTAAAAAAGCGGACCCTGTTAAAAATGATACGGCAACAGCAAGAAGACCGATATAACAAATTGTTTGGCACCAGTAAAGATAAAAGTAGCGTTACCAGCGCCGCCGCCGATGCGAAAGTGCCCGAGATGACCGAAATGAATACCGAGTTGGAAAAAGCAAAGGAATATTTAAACAATTTGAAAGAAAAGCAGGAGAAATCGCATAATGGACACAATGCAACTATTAAACATCATCCATCTCTGCGTGCAATGCCATCATTTCAAGTGCCTGCTACAAATAACGTGCATTCGCAATTGGCAACAATGCCTAGCAATATAGTTCCTAGCGCGTCCCCTAAATATGGCTGCATGAAGAATGGCCAGTTGCCGACATATAAGACATATATGAGAACAGCAAAGAATCAACCGATTATTCAAATAGGCAATCCTATTTCGCATATGAACTACGGTCAACCTCAATCCAATATAATATCTAATATAGGATTAACTACGCCAGCCATAGCCTCTATGTTGGCAAATGGCGCCCCACAAAACGGAATAATTGGCATTCCACCTGCACCCCAAGCCGACATTCGGTCAAATGCTAGTATAATTGATGCGAAAATAGCGGATGGGTTAAAACGAATGTCAGAGTTAAAACAGTCAGATGCCATACTCAATAATATAAAGAATAAATATCGCCCAAAACGTATGATGCAGCGAAAAACTGTGCGCCGAACATATAAGATTGGACGATCAAAGGTATTGCCTAGAATTGCCGTATTGGTTTCAAATAAAACAATACGGAATAATACTACGACTAAAACACAATTATTGAAGCAGACGTCTATACAAGACGTAAAAAAACATCTCATACAACGTGGGTTAATACGAGTTGGGTGCACTACTCCCAACGATGTGTTGCGTAAGATGTATGAGAGCACAATGCTTATATGCGGGGACGTTCAAAACCACAATGCAGATAATTTATTGTATAATTTTGTCAACGGAGACAAGGAACACTAAGACATTAGCGCATTAGAGTATCATATATATGGTGATGCCTACTACAAGTAGTCCAATGGCGTTTATTTTGACATTGTCTAGCCAATATTTATTGTCGTAATCTTCCAGACATCTTGAATTATCCACATATCTAGAATGCTTGTAATTTTTTTTACCTATTTTGCAGTATATCGCACGATTATTGCCATCATATTCATCGATGTAATCTTCTATATCTAGGTATATGAACTGTCCGTAATCCTCGTCATTTGTTGGTGCCATTTACATATAGCATTATTATATTTGGTTGCGATGAACAAATTAAGTAATCAATCAATTTTATGTGGTCAACAGCACGCTGCGCCATAGCAAATTGTTATTTTCTTGAACTTGTTTGAAATACTCATATTTTATTTCAGTATCCCATCGTAACCCGAGTAGGTAGCTTGCCTTGGATAATCCCTGCGCAGTTTCTTGTCCGCATGTTTGGACATATGTAAATGCTAGAAATCCGCCAGGCGTCAAAATCTGTGCAAGGTATTGCAGCACATTTGGGTTAAATAAGTTCGGTCCATATGGAGCAGGGCTTGTATTTAACATGACAAGAGAGTAACCAGATGTGTGGTCTTGCGCGAAATTACGTGTATCGTCATTGTCGCAGAAAGTCATGCTAAAATCCACAGGAAAGTATTCGCCGCTTTCATTTCTAGCAGACTGATTGTTCAATTCCGACAAATATGATAGTAAGATGTTTTGCGGGTCTGTGCCCAATATTGATGCCGCCTTTTTTATGAGTAGTCCATTCACGACTGGGTGATTGACTTGACAAATAACTAAAACGTTTTGCATTGTGATTATATGCATTGATTAATTCTAACTGGAAAAGTTCAATTTTGCAATTTAAACGTTGTAAGTTACACTACTGAAATGCTGATTTAATAATGTATTTACAGCAACAACTGCACGACTGGTGTCAATTTATAATTAAAAATATTTAGGATATAATAATGTAACGATTATTATATCTGGTATGTCAGTAGACCAAGCAGTATTCACATACGCACAAAAAATCGAACTAACCAATTATGTAAATGCATATCGGGCAAAGCATAATTCGCCACCACTTGTATGGGATGATACCATCTCAGCGTTTGCACAAGAGTATTCTTTATACTTAGTCACAAACAACTTATTTCAACATAGCAATAAAGAAGGTTACGGGGAGAACCTTGCTTATTTCCAAGGTTACCCCAACGAAATGATGACACTTATCAAGAAAAGCATAGACCTGTGGTATGATGAAATTAAGTTATACAATTTTAATTATCCAGGTTATTCGGCCAGCACAGGACACTTTACTTGCTTAGTGTGGAAGTCGAGCACCAAATTTGGTATGGGATATTCATTTAATAATGATACGAAAGTGGTGGATATCACGATGAATACTGCGCCGCCTGGTAATATTATTGGACAATTCAAAGAAAATGTAAGTGCCCCGAATGGCACTATTCCGCAGCCGATTCCGACACCTTATCCTGTACCGTCGCCTTCTCCCTCGCCGATGCCTTATCCTACGCCTGTTCCTGTTCCCGCACCGATGCCGTATCCGACCCCTGTGCCCGTTCCTGTTCCTGTTCCTATGCCCACTCCTGTCCCGCCGTATGACGCAACTGAAAATATAAATCGAATAGTGTCTTTGATATATTCATTGATCAATATGATAAATAGAAAACGTCCAATGAGAACCTTGATATATACAGTTGATGAAATTATATCAAATTTGAAGATGATTGATGACAGCGCAATTAACAATAAAATATACCTATTAAATCGTATGTATTATGTCAGATATGCATTACAAACTGGGCGAAATTCTCGTCTGGTCATTTATGCTCTCAATGAGATTGCACAGTCGTTATTGTCCACTGCATAAATAATATCTGGAACGGATATAGAAATAACGCATCAAGATAAGGTAGTACAACAATGACAACAGTGCAGCCATCAGAACAAGGGATATATGAAGAATATTTTAGATTAACGCAAGAATACAAGACAAAATATGGAGCAAAGACCATTTTGCTAATGCAAGTCGGCGCATTCTTTGAAGTATATGGAATGAAACGCCCGACAACGGGCGATGTATACGGCAGTTCTATTATGGAGCTGTCGGAGATTTGTCAATTAAATGTGTCTGAAAAGAAATCTAGTTATGACAATTCCCAAATATTAATGGCGGGGTTTCGCGATTACACAATTGACAAATACGTAGCGAAATTAGTTGAATTTGGATATACCCTTCCAGTATTTATACAAGAGAAAGTCGGTAAGACGGTGAAACGCGTATTTGATCAAGTATACTCGCCTGGAACCATCATTTCTTGTGAAACTGACGCGCAGTCTAGTATGACCAACAATAT